TCGAGGTCGTCGATCTGCCGTACGAGGACGGGCCGGCCCTGCCGCCTCGCCCCGGCGCGGCCAGCACCGAGGATCCGCACTCCGACGAGTCGTCCCCGGCTGAGCGCGGTTGGCCCGCCTGGTCGCTGCGTTGGTGGGAGGCGATCCGCACCATGCCGCACGCTCGCCTCTGGTCGCCCGCTGACTGGGAGTTCGCTTACGCGGTCGCCGAGGCGCACGCCCGTTTCGTCGAGGGCTGGAAGGGCTGCGCGACCGGTGCCGAGCTGCGGATCAAAGAGCGGGCACTCGGCACGACGCACGACGCTCGCCGTGACCTGCGCATTCGCTACGTCCCACCCAAGACCAAGGGCGGCGACAACCCTCTGCCGGCGGGCGTCGCCCGGCTCGACGACTTCCGGGAGCTGTGATGCGACGTCGAGGCACCGAGACTCGTTACGACGAGCACGACTTGCTGTCCCGGGGGTACGACGACGAGCCCGCCCCGGGCGCGCACTACACGCCCCCCGCCCCGCCACCCGCTGACATGCCCATCGACCCGGACAAGTGGCGGGCCCTCGACCGCACGACCCGTCGCGCCCTGCTGCGCCATCATCGAAGGGTCACGGGCTCATGACCCTCAAGATCACGACCACCATGCTCGATAAGCTCGGCGGGGCGTCGCACGGCGAGCGGGGCTGCGCGGACGTCCGGGCCATCCTGGTCGATGCTGGCGTGACCGATTCGGTCGAGCTGCACATCTACGAGACGACCAAAGTCAACGAGCTGCGGCGCGACGCCGCCAAGCTCACAGCTCTCGCCGACGCCATCGAGGCTCGCGGCCCGTGGCCCGAGAGTCGTGAGCGCTGGTCGGACGCGTCCCGATGACCGCTCCCAAGCCGCAGCCCGTGCAGTTCACCGTGCTCTGTTGCCGTGCCCGCAGGGCGCTGCTGCCCGCGAGCGGGATCCTCGTCTGTCTGGCCTGCGACGCTGGCCTCGACATGCCGCACGCCGCCGAGCGGACCGACGTGCCGGCCGGAGTTACCCGCTGGCCGTTGCCGTCATGAGGATAAGCGAGGCTGAGAGCGCAGCGGTTGCCTCGCTTATGGCGCCACCGCGGGAGACGGCGGCCGAGCTGATCCTGCCCGGGTACCGGGTCGATCCCTGGTACGGGACGGACGCGCTTGTCTCCCTGCCCTACCCGCTCGATCAGCAGGGAAAGCTCGCCCTGCTCGCGAGCAGCATCGGCCCGCAGATCATCGACTGGGCCGAGGGGCGCTCGCTCGACGAGAACGGCGACCCGGTACCAGGGCTGATCGACTACCAGACCGGTCAGCCGTGGCGCTTCACCGCAGGCCAAAAGCGCTTCCTGATCCTCTGGTACTCCTACACGCCCGCCGGGCGGTGGGTCTATCGACGCGGCGCCAAGCGAGGCGCCAAGGGCACGGGTAAGGATCCGTTCGGCGGGGCATTCTGCGACATCGAGCTAATCGGCCCGTCACAGCTCGTCTGGAACGGCGAGGCATGGATCGGCGTTCGCCACTCGATGCCGCTCGTCCAGATCGCCAGCAACAGCGAGGCGCAGAGCAAGGACGTCCTCAGGGTCGCCAACGCGCTGCTCGGCAAGGTGGCCCGGGACTATTACAACCTCGATTGCGGCGAGACTCGCACGATCGTCAAGGGCACGGGCGGCCGGATCGAGGTGCTGACCGCCAGCGAGTCATCCGCCGAGGGTGATCCGGCGACGTTCATCTTTCTGAACGAGACACACCACATGACCGAGAGCAGCGGCGGACACCGGGTCGCAGCCGTGTCCCGCCGTAACGTCGGCAAGAGCCCCGCGCACCTGCAGGCGAGGATGGTCGATGGGACCAACGCGCACGCGCAGGGGCAGGACAGTGTCGCCGAGCGGACCTATGCGGCGTGGCGGGCTCAGGTCGAGGGCAAGACGTCGCGGGTTGACATCCTCTATGACTCGATCGAGGCACCCCCGGACATCGACCTGTTCAACGACGCCAGCCGGCGGCGGGGCCTGCGGGCGGCGTACGCCGATGCCGAGTGGGCCGACCTCGAGCGGCTCGACGGCGAGGTGCTCGACCCCGAGACCACGATCGCCGACTCGATCCGGTACTACCTCAACGGCCTCGCGGCGGCCGAGGATGCGTGGATCGACCCGCGTAAGTTCGATGCCCTAGCTCGGGCCGATCTAGTCGTGGCCGATGGCGATCAAATCGCAATGTTTCTTGACTGCTCGAAGAGCGGCGACTCGACGGGCCTGGTCGGATGCCGGATCAGCGACGGGCACGTGTTCACTCTCGGGCTCTGGGAGCGGCCGGCCGGCAAGGCTGGTGAGGGGTGGCTCGCCGACCGCGAGCAGGTTGACGGGGCGGTCCGGTTCGCCTTCGAGCGGTACCGGGTCGTTTGGTTCGGCGTTGACCCATCGCCAGCCAAGGACGACGACACCGAGGCGCTCTATTGGATGCCCCTGTGCGACGGATGGCACCGGGACTTTCACAAAAAGCTCAAGATCTGGGCCACGGGCGGTGTCAAGACCGGTCACAGCGTGCTGTTCGACATGCGAATCAAGACGCCCGGCGGTATCCAGCGCAACCAGCAATTCACACAGGCGGCAATGCAGACCGCGCAGGATATCGACGAGCACGGCACGCTGACATGGGACGGAGATCCGCGGCTGCAGCGGCAGACCCATAACGCCAAGAGGCGCACCAATCCGTGGGGCGTGAGCCTCGGCAAGGTCACCCGGGACAGCAATAAGCACGTAGACCTCGCCGTATGCATGGTCGGCGCGCGCATGGGCCGTAGGATCGCTCTCAACAGCGGCAAGGTGCGGCGCCGCACCGGGGCCTCGACGGGAAAGGCAGTGTTCTAGATGCTCGACGAAGCGGGAGCGCTCGAACTTGCCGACAACCTGTTCGGTGTGCAGGCGCAGGAGCGGCAACAGCTCGACGTTCTGCGGCGGTACGTGACCGGCAAGCAGGCCTTGCCCCTGGTCATTCCCCGGGACGCCCCGGCGGAGGTGCGGGAAATGGCCCGGATAGCCCGCGTCAACCTGATCGCCGTTGTGATCAATTCGATGGTCGAATCTCTGTACGTCGACAACCTGCGGGTGTCGCGCGAGGCGCAGGACGCGAACGGCGACCCCGCAGGCGACCCCGAGGACGTCACGCATGAGGTCTGGCGGGCGTGGCAGCAGAACAAGCTCGACCGCGGGCAGAGCGGGCTGTACCGGGCCGTATTCACCTACGGCTATGGGTACGCCGTGGCCGTGCAGGGTGAGCCGACGCCGGTTATTCGGATGCTGTCCCCGCGCAAGCTGACCGCTATGTACGGCAGCTCGGAGGATTGGCCCGACGTCGCCCTCGAGCGGCGACCGCAGCGCGACCGCTTCCGGCTCTACGACGAGACGCACGTCTACGAGCTGGGCCACGACCCGGAAAAGAAGCGGTTCAGCGTGCTCGGGACGCCGGCCGCCCACGGCTCGGAGTATTGCCCGGTCGTCCGCTACAACGACGCCGAGGATCTCGACATCGACGACGAGCCCGTGGCCTACACGCTCATGGGCGGCGGGCGCGAGAATCAGACCGATATGGTCGCGGGGCAGGTCGCACCGCTGATGACCTTGCAGGATCAGGCCGACGTGACGTCATTCATGCTCAAGTCGGCCGAGTGGTACGCCGCGTTCCGGCAGCGCTGGGTCGTCGGATGGACGCCGAGTAGCCCGACCGACAAGATCAAGGCCGCCGCCTCGCAGCTCTGGACGTTCGAGGCCGACCCGGACGAGGTCAAGCTCGGCGAGTTCAGCGAGACGACCCTCGACGGGTACCTGCGCAGCCGTGAGGGGACCGCCAAGTTTGCCGCGACTCTCTCGCGCACGCCTGTGCACGAGCTGATCGGCGAAATGGTCAACCTCTCCGCCGAGGCTCTTGCGGCGGCCGAGAAAGGCCACGACCGCAAGATCGACGAGCGCAAGACCGGTCTCGGGGAGTCGCACGAGCAGCTCGCCGGTCTGGTCGGCGAGCTCATGGGGGTCGAGGTCCCCGAGGATCTCGAGGTCATCTGGCGCGACACCTCGGCCCGCGCTTTCGGCGCCATCGTCGACGGCCTCGGCAAGCTCGCCGCGCAGTTGCAGATTCCGCCGGAGGCGCTCTGGGAAAAGGTCCCTGGGACGACCATGCAGGAGATCCGCCGCTGGAAGTCGCTGCGCGATGAGGGCGACGCCATCGGCAATCTGACCGGGATGCTCGATCAGCAGGCCGCGAGCACTCAGCCCGCGCCGGCCGGCAACGGCGAAACGGTCACTCCGAGCGGCCTGGTGCTGCCTCCGGGGGCCCGGACGTAATGGCCCGGACCGCCGAGGGGGCCCGACTCACGGCCGCGCACAGAGCCGCTCAGCTCGCCGCGCGAGCCGGGAATCTGCGCGAGCTTGTACGGCTCTGGTCAGTTGTCGATCCGACCAACCTCTCGAGCACGATCGAGACGTTCGCACGCGCAGCGGCGATCCTCGCGGGGCAGGGCTACGAGCACAGCGGCGTGATCGCCGCCCGTTACTACTCGCTGTTCCGCCGCGTCGAGATCGGCGCTGCAGGTACCGCGGTCAGGGCGGCGCCCCGCGCCACCGTCGAGGCGCTCGCCAGCGAGATCCGAGGGGCTGCGCTGAGCGGGATCCTCGATGCCAGGCGCGGCGGCCTGAGCGTGCCGGCGGCCTCGCAGCGCGGGCTGGTCAGAGTGGCGGGCACGGTCGGCAAGCTGATCCTCAACGGCGGCCGCCGCACCATCATCACGGCGGCGCACACGGACAAGCAGGCACTCGGATGGGCCCGGGTCACGGGCGGGAGCGCCTGCGCGTTCTGCAAGATGCTGGCCAGCCGCGGGGCCGTCTACAAGAGCGAGAAATCGGCCGAGTTCGAGACTCACGGCGCCTGCGGGTGCACGAGCGAGGTTGTCTACCGGGGCAGTGACGGGCCTCTCAGGTCCGACGCCTACGCGGAAGAATGGCAGCGTGCGCAGGCCGCAGCTCGAAGTGATGGCACAATGTCGTCAGGGACGTCGAACAACGCCCTGAACAACTATCGCCGGTATCTTGCCGGCGAGGCCACGGCGGGCCAACCGCCGGTTACGGAGGCATCCGGGTAATGGCAGACGACGACACCGGCGCGACCGGGGGCAAGACCTTCACGCAGCAGGAAGTCGACGCGATCGTGCGCGACCGCCTGACGCGTGAGCGAGCTAAGTACGCCGATTACGACGACCTCAAGACCAAAGCGGCCGAGGCCGACAAGTCGGCGACGCAGCTCGACAAGATCCAGCAACAGCTGCAGGCGGTTTCCGAGAGGGCCGAGAAGAGCGAGCGTGCTGCCACCATTCGCGAGGTGGCGGACGAGCTTGGTATCTCGGTCAAGCAGGCGAGCCGGCTGAGCGGCAAGAGCAAGGATGAATTGCTGGCTGACGGGCGTGAGTTCCTCGAGGACTTCGCGCCTAAGGGCGGCAAGAATAGCGGCGGCAAGGACGACGACGGCAGCAGCACCGACGACCAGGAAGACCCCCCGCAGGCGCGTGAAACCGCCCCCGCGCGAGGCCGCCCCCGGGAGTCGCTGCGTTCCGGTGCACCATTGACCGGGACAGCGCCCGAGGAGACCAATCCGCTCAAGTTGGCGGAAGCGATTCCGAGGTACTAAACCCCGGCGGTACCGGGCAGTCCGGCCGCTCGTAGAAAGGACATCAGGGTGGCTAACACCTTTCTCAAGCCGAGCGTGATCGCCCGCACGGCGGTCGGCCTGCTGTACCGCGAGCTCGTGGTCGCGCGCACCGTGTGGACCGACGCCATCAACCCGGGCGAGTTCGTCGGCGCCCTCGACGACACCGTGACCATGCGGGTGCCGGCTCGCCGGACCGCTCGCACGCGCACTCTGCGCGCCGGTACCCCGATCGTGAACGACACCTCGGTCGAGTTCGGCGTGCCGGTCAAGCTCGACACCGACATCTACAACGGTGCTCCGATCACGGACGAAGAGTTCACCCTCGACATCACTGACTTTGGTGGGCAGATCCTCATGCCGCAGATCCGCGCGGTCGCCGAGGGGCTCGAGGGAATGATCGTCGATGAGATCCAAGACGCCACTTACGCGGCGGGCATGACCATCAACGCGGACGCCACGGACCTCGTGGTCTCGGGCGCTACCGACTGGTACCTCGTCGCCGCGCGGGCCAACCGTCTGCTCAACGACAAGAACGTGCCCAAGGCGCAGCGCACCCTGCTCGTCTCTTCCTCGATCGAGGAAGAGATCATCACGTCCGACCGGTTCACCCGGTTCGACGCGGTTGGCCCGCGTGCGGCCGACGCTCTCGCCGAGGGCACCATCGGCCGGATCGCCGGTTTCAACGTCGTGCCGACCTCGGAGATCGACGACGGGCAGGCCTTCGCCTACCACCGCAGCGCGTTCGTGCTGGCGGCCCGCGCCCCCAAGGTGCCGCAGGGCGTCTCGATGGGCACGACCCGGGGTCTGAGCGAGGCGCAGGGCGACGTCGGTTACGTCGGCGGTATCGGCGTCCGGTGGATCATGGACTACGACTACACCAACACGACCGACCGCTCGCTCGTCAACACGTGGGCCGGCACGGCCACCGTGACCGACCCGGACGCCCCGAGCAACCCCGCGAGCACGAAGTCGCTCATGCGGGCCGTCAAGGTGACCAACGGCTCTTGATTCAGCCTCACCCGACCCGGGACGACGCCCGCCGCGAGCTCACAGACGAGCTGCGGCGGGCCCGTTCCGGTGAGCACGACCCGGGAGCTGCACTCGTACCTGTTCGAGGGTGGCGAGCCGATGCCCGCAGAGGATCCCGCGCCGGACGCGCGCCCGAGAACGTTCTGAGAGGTCCGCATGCCGTTCACTGATAGCGCGCTCAATGTCGGGGCCGACGCGATCGCCGCCGCTTCCCGCTGGGTGTCGGCGCACACTGCGGATCCCGGCTCGACCGGGCTGAACGAGGTTGCCGGCGGATCGTACGCGCGGCAACAGACGACGTGGCCGAGTGCCGCGAGCGGCGATACGACCGGCTCGCAGGTCGCGATCCCGATCCCTGCTTCGACCTCGGTCACTCATTGGGGGCTCTGGTCGGCTGCGACCGGCGGCAGCTTCCGGGGTGGATTCGCTCTCGGCGCAACTGAGGTGTTCGGCGCGGGTGGCACCCTCAACCACACTCCGACGCTCGACGCTGACGCGGTCTAGGCCATGGCGCTCGAAGCGCTCGCGTGGCCCGACGAGCCCGCCGATACCGACGAGGTTGACGGCGGGCAGTCGTACAACATGGGCACCCTGTTCGGCATCGCCGCGGGCGGAACCCCGGTTGACTGTCACGGCGTGCAGTGGCGCGTCCCGGACGTTGTCAGCGCTCCGGCCGGCGGCGTGCACGCGGTCGCCCTCTGGAATGAGGACACGGGCGTCCGGCTGGCTTATAAAGAGTTCACCCCCGCGCCGGGGGGCTATCAGGATGTTCTTTTTGACGCCCCCGTGGCCATCGCTGCGTTGACTGAGTACGTCGCCACGATCTACACCTCGCACTACGTCTACCGCCCGAGTAGCCCGCCGAGCGGCTGGCACATCTTTTCCCCGAGCGGCAACATCGACGCGTATCAGACCCGCCTGCTCGCGGACAACAGCGGAGCGGCGAGTGTCGGCCTCGGCGTGGTCACGGCCGCGCTCTGGTTCTACGTCGCGCCCCTGACCGGAACGATCGAAGAGCCCGACCATGACACCGCAGGCACGGGCTCGCTGACCCTGAGCGCCACGGCGGCGCGCTCGACGGCCCGGGCCACCCTCGGCACCGGGGCGGCGTCCGTCAGCGCCTCAGCGGCCCGCACGAGCGCCCGCGCGACTGCCGGCCGAGCCGAGCTCGTCGTCGCGGCGACCGCCACCCGCTCGAGCTCGCGGACTACGGCCGGCACGGGGCGCCTGGTTGTCGCGGCATCGTCATTGCAGGTGCGCGGCGGCGGCCCGCCTAGAATCGTCACGAGCACACAGGTCGGCGCGCTTACCTCGACCTCTCGGCCGGGCGTCATCACTTCGAGCACCCGGGGGTAACCGGTGAGGCACTACGAACTGAACGACACGGTCGGCTTGCGCCACGAGGTACGCGACGCCGACGAGGTGCTCGTCTCGGCGACCGTCGTAGCCACCGTCACGGCCCCGGACGGCACTTCTGACACCGTGGCCATGACCGAGGGCGCGACCGGCATCTACGACGGGGCGTACGCCGCCGATCAGTACGGGCCCTATCGGGTGCGCATCGTGGTCACCGGGGCGGTCAACGACGTCCGGACATATCAGTTCTACGTGGCCGATCCCGAGGTCGATCTCCCGCCGCTGGCTAGCTTCGACCGGTTCGTGCGCAAGCTCGGATATACGCCGACCGAGAGCGAGCGCGACCGGGCCGAATCGCTGCTCGGCGAGGCGAGCGAGCTGATCCGTGACGTCGCAAGCATGACTTGGACCAACGAGACGACCGGCGCTCTCGAATCGGTCCCGATCCGCATCGCCAACATCTGCGTAGCGGCGGCATTCCGCGCCTTCGGCAACCCTGAGGCGCTGACGCAGCGCTCGCTCGGGGACAGCTCGAAGAGCTACGACCGGACCGACCGGGAGGGCGGCGAGGACGTCTACCTCACGTCCGCCGAGGAGGCGTCGATTAGGGGCTCGGGCACGACGGGCGGAATGGTCTCGGTCACCCTGGTCACGCCGTACAACCCGTACACCCTGACCGACGATGGCGAGGTGATCTGGGCATGAGACCGGTCCCGATCGGATACCACGAGCTGCCCGAGGCGCTCGAAGTCTGGCGGCCGACCAGGGCCGAGGACGACTACGGCGGCGAGACCGTGACGCTCATGCAACAGCCGACCGTGCGCGCCAAGGTCTCTCAGCCGGCGGCGGCCGAGCAGATCGAGGCGCAGCAGGCGAGCTCGACCATGACCATGATCGTGCACATGCGCCCCGACGTTGACGTCCGCCGAGGCGACACCCTCAAGCGCACGGACGGCGATCAGCTACGGGTGAAGTACACGATCCAGCCGAGCGAGCCGGTCTACCTGCGGGCAGACTGTGAACTACTGCAGCCCGAGGGTGTGCGCCAGTGAAGCGCTATCGCGTAGGCGGGCATCACAAGGTGACGATCATCGAGTATGACGACGCCGATCACCCGGACGACCGGGGGCGGCGCCCGAGTGATCGACTGGTTGCCATGGCCCGGACGGACGAGGACGCCGACGCTCTCGTGCGGGGGCTCAACCGTGCGGTAGTGATCGACTCACTCCTCGCAGATGTCCCACTCGCTTGCCGGCACGACTCGACCGGACGCCTGATCGGATTGGGTGAATTCGGTAACGATGATTTTCCCCGCCCCGAGCACGCTCTGACTGTCGAGGTATCCCCGGACGGTTCCAAGGTCGCCTCGGACGAAACTGCTTTCCCGCTCGTGCGCGCCGCCCGGGACGAACCGCGTCCAGTCGATCCGGTAACCGTTGATCTGCATACCTTGACTCTAGTAGAAAGCTAGCAGGTATGTCTATCCCCACATGGGCGATCCTCATCCCGACGATCCCGCAACGTTCGGAGAACTTCGAGCGCCTGCTCGGCGTCCTGCTGCCGCAGCTCGACGAGCACGAGGGGCGGGTCCGGGTGCTCGCGTGGCGCAACCGCGGCGATCCTCGCCTCGGCGAGATCCGGGATGCCTTGATGGCCTCGGCGGGCACTGAGTACGTGTCGTTCGTCGACGACGACGACCTCGTGCCGGACTACTACGTCGCCGAGATCGTCAAGGCGCTCGCCGGGCGGCCCGATCATGTCGGCTTCAAGCTCGAGTACTGCCCCGCCGGCGGGCCGTCGGAAGTCGTCGAACACTCGCTCGTATGGCCGAAATGGGGGCGGTCGAGAGAGGGCGTGCTCTACCGCAATTTCACTCACGTTGACCCGGTGCGGACCGAGCTTGCGTTGAAGGGGCAGTTCGCGGTCGCCCGCCCGCGGCGCGCCGAGGATCGGGTATGGGTCAAGCAGGTCACGCCCTACCTGAGCAGCGAGGCCTACATCGACCGGATCATGTATCACTACCTCTGGTCGCCGCACACGTCCAGTTGGCAGAATCCCGCTGCGCTCGCCGCCGCTAGCGCCCCCCGGATCGAGCCCGGGCATCCTCACTTCTCGTGGCACCCGCTAAGCGATAGCTAGCAGGTATGATCCGTCCCATGACGACCGATCCCGCGCCGATGCCCTCGACCGACCCGCTACCCGACAACCTCGGCACCCGTCAGCACGCCGAGCGGCTGACCCGGGGGCGTCACCCGGGCGTGCGTGACGCTCTCCAGTGGCTGACGTTCTCGCACCTGCCCGAGGCCCTGCAGAACTACTCGCGGCCGTTCTACCAGACCGCCGCCGAGCTTGTCACGATCATCGAGGACAGCCCCGAGCTGACGACCGCCCTGAACAAGCTGATCGAGGCGAAAGACTCGGCGGTTCGGGCCGGCATCAAGACCGACACGGGCCGCGCCGGATCCGTGCCGCGCCCCAAGACGTACGTCCCGTGACCGACCTGCTCGTCATCGTCCCGACCCGCTCGCGGCCCGAGGCCGTTGGGCGGGTCGTCGCGGCGTGGGAGGAGACCGGGGCTTTCGCCGATGGCGGCGAGCTGCTGTTCGTCGTCGACTACGACGACTCGCGATTCGCCGACTACCTCGCGACGCTCAGCTCGACCGCGCGGGGCCCGGGCGTGCACTTCCGGAGCATCCCGCGCTGGTTGCCGCTCGTGCCCAAGCTGAACGAGACGGCCCGGATCCACGCCCACCTGTCGCCCGACGTGTTCGCCCTCGGCTTTGCCGGCGACGATCATCTGCCACGCACCTCGGGGTGGGTCAAGCGCTACGTCGAGCACCTGCGATCGGCCGGCACGGGCATTGTGTACTGCGACGACGGTTATCAGGGCGAGAACATCCCGACCCAGTGGGCCATGACCGCCGACATCGTGCGCACTCTTGACCGGATGGTCCCGGCGCCCGTCGAGCACCTCTACTGCGACAACGCCGTGCAGGATCTCGGCCGCGAGGCGGGCTGCCTGACCTACCTGCCGGATGTGCTGATCGAGCACATGCATCCGGTCGCGGGCAAGGCGGACAGCGACGAGCAGTATCAGCGCGTCAACTCGCGGCAGCAGTTCCGGGCCGACCGGCCCGCGTATCGTCACTGGAAGACCGACCCGGACGGCCTCACGGCCGCAGCGGCGCAGGTCCGCGCACTGATCGAGATGGGTAGGAAGTCGGCATGAGCGAGATCGTGGTCTCGAAGCGGGACGGTATCGTCACCGGTCCCGATGGCGTCAAGCACCGGGTGTATCGGGGCAAGACCCTAGCGGACGCGGCGCACCCGATCGTGCAGGCGCACCCGAACGACTGGGTGCCGATGCACGTCGAGCTCGCCCTGCCCGGCGCGCACGTGCCGCCGGCGGCGAGCCACGCCGAACAGTTGCAGCACGACAACGACCTCGACGTTCTGCGCAACGACCTCGCCGAGGCCGAGGAGACCGCCGAGACTCTGACCGCCGAGCTGACCCGCCTTGCCGGCGGGCTGGCGACGCGCGGTTACGAGCTGCCGGACGAGGATGACCGCGAGCCGGGATGGCTCGTCGACCTCGTGCTGCGCTCCCTCGACGAGGCGCCCCCGGCGGGTGCCGTCCCGCCACCCAAGCCCCCGCGCGCACCAAAGCCCCGGGTCGGGAGGCCGAGCGATGCCGGTCTCTGAGCCGGGAATGCCGGCCGGCCACCTCGTCAAGGCGGCCGAGGCTGCAGCTCGTGGCAGCGTCGAGGAAGCGCTCATGTGGGCCCTACTCTCGGTCGCCGAGGACGTCGCGCAGATTCGCCGTGATCTGCACTGGCAGCGCACGCAGGGAGGCCGTCGTGGCTAAGGTCCGGATCAAGGGCGAGGAAGAGCTCATGCGCAAGCTGAGGCGCCTGCCCGAGCTGCTCGAGAAAGCCGAACGGACGGCGGTCAAGGACGAGACTCACGAAATGGCCACCGACATCCGGCGCGGGGCCCCGGTCGATTCAGGCGACCTGCGCGACTCGACGCAGGAGGAGCTGCTCAAGCACGGCATGACCGGCAGGGCGGCCGTTACCATCGGGTACGCCGAGTTCGTCGTGCACGGCACGAGCACGACGCCGGCAAACGACTTCATGACGCCGGTCGTCAACCGCACCCGTCGCCGCTTCCCGGACCGCGTGCGCGACGAGCTGCGCGACGCCCTCAGGAAGGTGTGACCCGTGGTCGCGATGGTCAGCAAGAGCCCGCTCAACCCCTTGCAAAAGGCCATCAACGCCAAGCTGAGGGGCGATTCCGCCCTGGTCGCACTGCTCGGCGGCAAGCTCGCTGTCTACGACCAGCCCCCCGAGGGCGTGGCCTACCCGTACGTCAGGATCGGCGACCACCTCAGCACGCCGGACAATGACCTCACGTCGTTCGGCCGCGAGGTCACCGAGACGATCCACGTATGGACCAAGGTGCGGGGCAACTCGACTGGTCAGGACATCGCCGCCCGGATCGTCGAGCTGCTCGATCATCAGCCCGCCGGGCTGAGCGTTCTTGGGCACCGGGTCGTCTCGATCCGGTGCGAGTTCGACCAAGCGCTGACCGACCCGGACCCAGAGATCCGGCATCACGTGCTGCGCTTCCGTATCGTGACGGCTCAGCAGGCATAATGCAGTCAAGCAACCACGCGAGTAGAGGAGCCCCGCTGTGAGCGGACGCGACGGATTTGGCACGCAGTTCCGGCGGGCCACGACCATTACCCCCGGCACGACCTACGAGACGATCGCCAACATCACGAACGTCGGCGGTCCGGCACGCACCCGGGAAACCATCGACGTGACCTCGCACGACTCGCCCGAGGGATGGATGGAGTTCATCGGCGGTCTTAAGGATGGCGGCGAGATCTCGCTCGACATCAATTACGATCCCGCCGAGCTGACCCACGACCTCGACGACGATTTCGACGACGACCTGCCCCGTAACTATCAGATCGTCATCCTGCCGGACACGATCGACGAGCACACGTGGTCAATCAAGGGCGTCATGACCGGGCTCGAGGATGAGTTCCCTTACGACGATAAAATGGCCCGTACGCTAACCATCAAGGTGACCGGCAAGCCGGCGCTCGCAGCGACCGGCAGCTAGTCAGCGCCACCAGGGAGAGAGTGACGAAATGGGATTCCTGAGCAGGGATCAGATCCTCGAGGCGGACGACCGTAAATATGAGGTCGTTGAGTGCCCGGAGTGGGGCGGC